ACGACTTGAAAATGTTGCCGATCTAGAAGAGCCGCCGGTAATTGTGGCTGAAACAAACTTGCCCGGCCCAATCGGGTCGCCACGACCGTAGGCGACCACCACTTTTTGAGCCCCTGCATCGTAAGCACAACCCACCTCATTTCCTTTAGCTCCGCTGTCTACCACTTGAACGCTCCCAAGCGTTACTGTACTGCCACTCGCTGTGGCAATGAGTAATGTGGCCCTTTCACTGCCTTCATTGTCACAATAAGCAAATACTGTGGCCTGTGCGCTTGCATCATAAGTAATGCCGCAAACATTAGAGTCTCCATTGGCCTTGTCTCCTCGCACTCTTGTACTGTTCGCTTCAACCACAGTACCCCAAGACGTTGATGTGCCAGAAACTACTCCAGCAACGCACCGAACTTTACTGGTCCCAGACGCAAAAGCGACAATCCTGTTTTGATCTGTGTCTTCTGTGCATCGACAGCCATAAAGGTAGGTCTCAGAGCTTATTACAACCGCGCTACCCAGACTGAAGCCCGTTCCAGAGCGAGTCGCGACCTTAGCGGTCAAGTACGAACTGTTTTGATTGTCGATGTAGACGATGACAAATTTGCCAGAAGTGCTGTCAAATGCAATGTCGTGGATACCGTAGGTGCTGGTTGTAAACTCTGCGTCATCACCTATCGTTACAGTTGTGCCGGATACTGTTCCAGCTAGTGCAAACTGTTTATTAGATTGATTGGTGTCTTTAGAGATCAAAATGAAACCGCCACTTCCGTCACTGGCGATACTCACTTTTCCATCCGCAACCATGTCCGTCTCGACTTCGGAACCAAAAGTAAGCGTAGTGCCAGACAGCGTTGCGGCCTTGACGCAAGTTTTGTTGGCAATGACATTTCTGTATGAAAACAAAACGCAGTTTTGACTGCTGTCATAAGCCATGCCGTAGTCTTTCAGCCTATCTGCGCCTGCATCAATATTAGCTGGTGTTGAGTTGGCCGCTGACTGATTGGTGGCGTTCGCCACTTTGCCCGTTGATTTGATGACTACAGTAGATCCCGCTGTGATTGATCCGTCAGCCACTGCTTCAAAAACACTGGCTGGCACATTTAGCTGTCTGCCTAGATAACTCATGTCAGCCCTTTACTATTAGCTTGGTGGACGTAACGGCTGTGCCAGCGGTGACGCTAGGAGTGCCTGCTGACGTGCCTATCGTGCCGTCAGCCTGAACAAAGTATGTCTGGCCGGGCGTCAGGCTAGACTGTGTAGTACTAACGCCGCCCTTGATTAGCACGGTAGCCGTCTCTGTATCAGCCGCCGCGTACTCTGCGATGCCTATATAGTTTTCTGAAGTGAGGTTCGTAGGCGTGCTGGCGTTTTGAAAAATAACGCCTGTGCCGTAGTATGAGTTGCCCGTATCTACATACTGGATTGCAATCACATTTTCATTGCTATCAAAGCAACAGCTTAAATAGTCCACATTTGCGCTTTCAAAAACTGTCTCTGTGCCTACCGAAAACCCTGTGCCACTAATTGTCACAGGAACCGCAGTGCCGTAGTTTGAATTGTCTGAATCGTCATATATAACGACTACTTTGTTTGCGTTGCTATCAAATGTGCACGATACATCACGAGACTCACCACTATTAATGTCTGCCACAGACCCAAAAGAAATGCTTGTAGAACTTACCGTGCCAACAACACCACGGTGGTTGTCACCTTCCTGATAACTGATAAAAACTTTGCCCACATTACTGTCGAAGGTGATCGCAAGATATTCTTTTATCGCGCTGGTTTCAAAAGTAGTTTCTGAGCCAAATGAGATAGCCGTGTCACTCACCGTGCCAACGACAGCTTTCCCTCTTGATGCATTGTCTTGGTCTTGATAAGCGATTACGACTTTGTTGTTAGTAGAATCAAAGGTTGCCACGTTGTATTCTGATCGACCCGACTCATAGACAACGGGCGTTCCGAAACTTATAGAAGTGGAACTGACTGTGCCAACCGCCGCAGTGCCAGCATTAGAATTTCCACTGTCTTTGTAGCATACGACCACTCGATTATTTGATGTATCAAAAGTAATGCCCACCTGTAATACGTTGGCACTTTCAAAAACAGTGGCAGTTCCAAAAGAAATGCTTGTGCCCGACACGGTTCCAACAATTGCGGTCCCGTAATATGAGTTACCAGCGTCTCTGTACGCAATGACCACTTTATTATTGCTTGTATCGAAAGTGGCTGAAACATCTCCACCCGTCTGTGCGCTTTCAAAAACAACGGGCGTACCAAAAGATATCGTGGTTCCACTCACAGTCGCTACAACAGCGGTGCCGTAACCACTGTTACCGTAGTCGCTATAACAAAAAACAACTTTGTTGTTACTGGTGTCAAACACGCTGGCGTGTTCATTGGAGATTGCTTGAGTGCTCGTAAAGACTACAGGGGAGCCAACACCTTGGCTAACGCTCGTTTGAGCAATTTGCGCCACATCACCGTCAGCCTCAACAATTACGGGCTTTCCAGCAGTGATTGAGCCACTGGCCTTGGCCTTGAACCTTCTTGGCAAGCTGTCACCTATAGTCTTCATTCTTTCACCACCAATTCCGTAGCGGATATGGCTGTGCCAGCTAGAACAGAGGGCGACCCTGCTGTAGTGCTGAGTGTGCCATCGCCCTGTACAAAGTATTGCTGTCCTGCTGTCAGGCTGGTTTGATTACGGTCTATACACCCCACCACTGCTATGGTGGCGTCTTGTCCGTCTGTGTAAGCCCTGTCCGTTATACCTATGTAATTTTCTGTTGTGACATTTGTGCTGGTGCTTGCTGGTTGAAAAACGACAGATTTGGCCATGTAAGAATCGCCTTCATCCTCGTAGAATATGACGGTTTTTTCTGCACTGGCGTCATAGACAGCGGCAAATTCGTCAGTTGCACTGTTTTCAATCACCAGCGCAGTGTCAAACGAAATAGAAGTGCCGCTTACCGTTCCGGTTATTACCGTGCCGTAGTTTGAGTTTCCTGCATCTCTATATGCTATGACAATCTTACCGGAGCTTACGTCATAAGATGTTTTGGTGGGCTTGTCTATACCTCCCACCTCAAATTGCACAGTCGTCCCAAAACTGATACTTGTGCCGCTTACCGTGCCAACTCTGGCTTTTCCCTTGTTTGAATCTTGCGCGTCTGCGTATGCCACCACTACTTTTTCAGCACTGCTGTCATACGCCGCAGATATACGCAACATGCTTGAATCTTGAAACAACACAGCGGAACCAAAACTAATGCTGGTTCCCGATACGGTTCCTACCTTTGCCTTGCCTTTTTGACTGTCGCCATTGTCCACATAAAACACCACGGTTCTGTCGTTTGCAGAATCATAAGCGAGGTCAATGGTGGCATAAGAGGCGTTGTTATGGACTGTTTCTTGTGATCCAAAGCTGATTGATGTGCCTGATACAGTGCCGACAATTGAATATAAATTGGCGACGTTATCGTCATAGATGAGCACAACCTTTTGAGCGGTAGAGTCATAGACCATGTGGGTGTCTCTGACTTCTGCGCTTCTAAAAACAACCGGCGTCCCAAAACTTATTCCCGTTCCTGAAACGGTGCCAATAATTGCAGTCCCATACTTACTATTGGAAAAATCCATATATGCAATTACGATTTTTCCAGCGTTTACATCGTATGCTACAGCGTTTTCAAAAGTAGTCGCACTTTCATAAACCACGGCAGTGCCGAAACTTATTGAGTTGTCGCTAGAGTTTACTGTACCAACCCTCGCGGTTCCGTATGTGCTGTTGCCATAGTCAGAAAACGCCACTACTACCTTTTGGTTTGCAGAGTCATACGCCGCAGAAATGTCTACGTTGTAGCTAGTGCCACCAAATTCAACTGGTGTTCCAGCGGCTTGCGATATGGCTGTCTCAGAAATTGCCTTTACCTTGCCGCCCGGATCATTAAAGATTGTCTTTGCCGCGCCAGCCAGATTTGGCTTTCTGTACGCTACAACAGCTTTTTCTGAATCAGGGTCGTATACAGCGGAAATAGACTGCCCGATTCCGCTTACTGCATCTTCATAAAATACGGCGGGAGTGGTGAATGTTAGGGCTTCACCGTTTGCTGACGGCGTTGCGTAAACATATTCGCCTTGGTTTGAGTTGCTTGTGTCTCTGTACACAAGCAACACTTTTTGCTGGCTTGCATCATAAGCGGCGCTTGAGAAAGTGAATGAATTGTTACCAGTATCAAACGTATATGCAGATTCGTTGTTATTGGTTGTGTTTATTGCACGGACAGTAAATGCCTTTCCATTGCCACTACTGCCATCATCTCTGTAAGCGCAAACCGCCCTATTGATACCATCCCCGCTAGTCATAAGTGCCATCGTTACATCATAAGACGATGAAGCATCAGCAAGTCTTGGGGTTCCAAAACTGATACCCGTTCCAGAAACAGTGCCCGTGGCTAAATAAAGTCCTCCGCCTTCGTATGCAATTAAAGTCCTACGTTCTGAAGTGTTACTCCAGTTCGGCATTGCAAGAGCAAAAATATATTCACACGCGGTACTTTGAAAAACTGTAGCCGTGCCGAAAGAAATGCTGGTGCCACTGACCGTGCCAACAATAGCTGTACCGTATTGGCTATTGCTTACATCTCTGTAGGCAATCACCACCTTTTCTGCGACATCATCAAATGTTGCGTTAAGATCGTATGTTTCACCTGTTTCAAAAACTACGGCAGACCCAAAAGAAATGCTGGTTCCACTGACGGTGCCAACAATCGCCGTGCCTTGGTTTGAGTTACCACCATCTCTGTACGCAATCACAACCTTGTTGTTGGCTGAGTCAAAAGCAGAGGTAATTGAATAATTGCCGGTCACGGTAGCCGACTCAAAAGTTACGGGCGTTCCAAAGGTGACATCACTTCCAGACACCGTGCCAACCACAGCCTTTCCGTAGTTTGAGTCTCCGGGATCGCTATACGCAACAACAACTTTATCGTTGCTGGTATCGTATACAGCAGAAAGATAGTGAGCTTGAACGTCAAACGCTGAAGACTCTGATCCCAAGGTTGTTCCGCCTGCGGTCACGATTACAGGCTTGCCTGCCGCTATAGAGCCATCTGCTATCGCAGTGTAGAAAGCATCCAGTATGTTGGGGTCGTTACCAATAAAGCGCATGGCTTAGACCTAGCTTATTTCTTCGTAGCTAACAAGAACCTCAAGATCATTTGCCGTCCCTGCTGTGACAGAAATGGATCGATCTTCTTCAAGATATATGGCTGTGTTTTTGTCTAAAACAACCAAGGACGAATCCTGCGGAACGGATACGGTAGACACCAAGGCGTATCCCGTTCCACCAATATCATCTTGTGTGTGATACTTGACTGTCACATCGCAAGCCACAGACCCATCAACATTGGCAACCTGAATCATGTTGACCTTAAAGACTTTGCCGCTTGACGCGGCGTTGCTGACCAGCGCAGTTGCGCTTGTGTTGGCTAACGCAAGGTAGAACGATTTTCCTGTGATCGTGCCGACATTGACAATATTGGGTGCGGCCATTTTCTATCTCCTATCCAAATACAATAGCCATCGCAATGGCTTTGCCCGTGTTAATTCCTGCGGCTCCAAATGACAATTTGCCAGAGCCATCTGTCAATAACGCCTGCCCGCTGGTCCCGTCTGCATTAGGAAGCTCTAAGCTATAGGTAGCACTAGCAGAGTGAGGTGGCCCCTTTAGGGTTACACCGTGACTGTTTGACTCGCAATTAAACCTGATTGCACCAGCGTTCGTATTGCCGTAAAGCTCAGTAAAGCCAGTGCCATTCGGAAATAACTGTATGTTGCCGTTGCTGTTTGTGGACTTAATAGCGTTGGTGTCAATCTGAAGGTTCTCAATCGACACCACGCCATCTGCGTCTTCAAATACTGACTTGTCAGCAGGATATGTCAGAATGACATCCTTGGTTCCTGCGGAGAAGTTGACCGCACTGTTGCTATTGGAACTCGACAGCACCGTTGTACGGGTTATCGTGTTGCCGCTAGTAGCATAAGTGCCAAGACCAACCTCGAAGGCGAGGTTGTTGTTGTCAATGATCGCGTAATAAGTTGTATCCGCATTAGACAGAACAGAAGCAAAAGTACGAAAGTTAGGCTCCGCACCACCAAGAGAAACTGCCCCGGTGCCTGTTGTTGTGGTGGTTTCTTTTACGCGATCCGCTACGACCAAGGCCATGACTAGGCAATCCTGATGATGGCGTTAGATGCGTCAGCCGTTGGGAACACAATCGTAAAATCGCCAGAACTGGATGACTTATCAGAGCCAAAATCCAAAACAAGAACGGTGTTTGTAGTTCCGCTCCCGCTACCTGCCGTGGTGTTATAAATTAATGCCCCACGCGCCGTCAGGGTGCTACTGGAGAACGTGAGATCGGCAAAGTCGGTCAGGGCCGTAGTTCCCGAGGTAGTCGGGGTCACATTAGTCAACGTGCCGCCACCTGCTGAGTAGCCTGTACCGCTGATCTCATTACTGGTTGTATACGCCGTGGTTGACGCATTAAAACTAGCAGAGTTGGTGTACATCGCCAGCTTATACGTATCGCCAGAGCTATTTGTAAAATCGTGTTTTGCCTGAAGCACTTCTTGCTTAAAGCTGGTACACATAAAATTTCCTGAGAAGGCCATGTCATAATCTCCCGATAAGTTCAGCCAAATCTTTGTGCCCTGCGTTAAGCAGAGCGTTGTTAACAGTAGTCCTGTCGCTTTGAACGGCTTCCTTCATGTAGAAAACAAGAACCGCTCTCATATGCTCCTTATAAGCTATCGCTTGATCTCTAATAGCGGGCGGTGCCGTATCAGAAACGCTAAGAAGTTTGGTTAAGCATCGGTCAGCCACCTCTTCCGGGGTGAAACCACGATGTTGAGTAGTCTGAACTTCGACTATGCCCGGTGATAGTGTAACTCCTTCAAAGTTCATTGTTTAGGCCTTATAACCATGCCGGTCATATATTGATCCGTCACCTCTTTCGATTCTCCAAACTGCTTCATACCAATAAGAGCATTTTGCAATTGAGCAGTGTACAAAGCTAGAACATCCTGCTCACCTTTCATAAAGGTGTACGCCTCTAGCAAACTGCCGTATAACAGCGCCAAGGGCGCGTTTTCACTAAGCCACGACTGACTTGTATCGCTCAAACTGGTCAAACTGGCGGGTCGGTAGTAATAGTGTAGCTCCGCTGTCAAAGCGGCGTCTGGAGTAGGCGCTAGAATAAAATTACTGCTATCAAACATCGCGTAATATCTAGGCGTCCCTGTGGTGCTACTGTTAGGGTTAAACGTCTGCAAGAAGTTAACGTCTTTGTATTCAACAAAGATTTTGGACGAAGAAACTTCAAAAGACAGTGAAAACGGAGCTAAAAAATCAGAAGGGCAATCCAAAAACTGATTGGACGCTGTGGAGGTTCCAACTACGTTTTTACGGAACTCTGAAAGCTGTACATTCTTGAGAATACGCTCTTCAGCGTTGCGGATAAACACGGGAAGATTATTGGTAAACGTCGTTTCGTCGTTTTCCGTGTAATCTTTTATGGCCTGTTTTAGTTCACCGTAAGTAAAACTCATGAGGTAGTCACCGTAACTGAGCCTACAGAGCCTGTCAGAGCATCCGTCGCATCAAGCTCTGAGGGCAACTGAGCTACACCGGAGGTAGACCAATTTCCATTGCCTAAGTAGCTGATGCCATTTGTAGTCTTAACCAAAAAAGCACTGGTTGGATTGTCCGGCTGTGGTCTAGGATTTAACAAGGCTTGTGGGTCCACAGCTTTCCTACGAGGCTCTAGTTGAGGCTGTTTTGGCTCATACTCATCAGGACCCACCAACATGCCTGTCCACTCACGCTTCATTTCGTTTAACTTGTAACGAAAGCCCGAGCGATCTGATATGCCGTATGCGAACTTACCGTTAGCAAACCTAGCCATTACAGAATCCTTGAGTAAGCCATTGAAGGTTGAATGTTAAAAGAAGACCTATCCCTATCCTCAGATGCGGCCCTGTCAAACTCTTCTTCATAGACCGCCTTGAGAAGCTGTACGCGTTCAGGGGCACGTTTCATTGAAAGGTAATACGCCAAACCTGCGGCCAAACAAGGGTAAAACCGAAACGGCAAATCCATGGTGTTTGTAAACGTATCTGCGTCATCCATACGTACAAGCTTGTCAATAATGACTGTGTCTGTGCTGTTTTCAGGTACAGGCCACAGCTTCAACACAGGGTTGATTTGCCGGTCTATAAAAAACTGAGAAGGACGTGCTTTGGTCGTTTTAGTGGGTATATTGATGTAATCACCTCTACTAATCCTTTCCAGCGCAAAATCCGTGCCACTTCTTCGTATGACAGCGTCCAGCACATCAATGGTAGATGCTCCAAGCGTGTACTCAGCAGTGCCCTCAGTAAGCGAAACCGTTGTTTGCTCAATTGTCCATTGATTCAAACCCCGGTTTGCCCAATCGGCCAACATCAAGTTCAAAGACCTTTTTGCGGTTTTAAGGTCATAACCCGTGCGGACTTCTAGCCCACAGCGTTCATAAGCCTCTTCGATGTAATCGCTTACATCTAACTCAAAGTCTGTTGAACCTGACGTAGTCATTCTTTAGCCTTTTTTCTGACTCTCTCTAACAATCGTTCTTTGTCAGTTTTTCGTTTAGCCTTTTTTTTCGGGAGAACAGGCTTACCTTTACCTAAACCAGAACCAATACCTCCCACCGCCCCAGCTACTGCCGACCCTGCTTTTTCAGCAGAGCTAAGGTAATCATAATAATCACTGTCCTTTCTAGGACCTTCGTGATCAGGGATAATGGTTGTTTCTGACCTAGGCAGAGTCACACCACCACCCTTTTCATAACCCCGGACCCGTGGCTTTGGACAAGGGCTCATAGCTTCTTGTTTGTGTGCGTTTACCGGACCACCGTGCCTCATGAAGCCCATTTTGTTTCGGACTTCAGTTGGTAGTTTTGGCAAACCTTTGTTCCCCTTTGGAACTGGCTTTAAGTTCTTAGCCATGACTATAACGGCTTACTTGAGCTACTGCGGACGCGAGGACCCGAATCTACGCCACCGCCCAAGCCCCTTTTAATGGGCTTCTTGGCCATACCACCGTTACGCATACCCGGAGGCTTGTCCTTCATCGCCATACCGCCACCACGCATTTTTTTAGGCGGTACTTTTGCTTTAGGCGGGAGGTCCATCATGGCCTCGCCACCTTTTTTCATCCCCGGCGGCATATCTTTCATCGCCATACCACCGCCGCGCATTTTTTTAGCGGACATGGCCCCACCACGCTGTTTTTTAACAGGCTTGGCTTTTTTCTTGGCCATACCATTCCTCATTCCCTTTGGTCCCGGCATCACAGAGTCTCCTGTATAGTTCCTGACGCTCATCCCACAAACCAGCGGTTTCTGGGTCATTTAGGTACTGGTCATAGTACCCCTTTTCTCTCAGCATTTCTGCCGATTTTTCAATGGTAGATAGCCGTTGTACAAACAACATCGTGTAGGGCTCCTCTACCAGATAATCAAATTCTTGGTCAAACGCTTCTTCGCTTTCGTCAAACGGGTGAAAGCCCATGACCCACAGGTCTTTTTGTACAAAAATACCGGCAGATATGGCGTCGTTCAACGCTCCAATATAATCGTGAAACTCTTGTGATTCTTCGACAAAATCAAACTGCACAAATAAAATTACATCGTAGGTGTCATCAAACTGTGACAAAACTGTGTATAAGCTTTGCATAGATTTGTCGTAACTAAACGAAAAACCTACCTTGTCAGATAAAAAAGCTTTTTTGGCGTAGGGACACGCCGGAATGTCGTTAAAAAAAGGGTTAGGCTTATCTAGAACTTGATTTGCCCATTCTTTTATTTCTTCAATAACTCTTTGTTCTAGGTCCATGACTAGTCATACCTAGTCTTCTTTCTGCGCTCGGGCATCACCGCACCACAACCCCGGTGATTCTTGCGTATTTCGCCACCATTAGCGGCCTTACGGACTTTAGCGGCCTTAGTGTTAGACACGACCTGTTTACCTTTAGCGCCCTCACGCTTCTTTTTACGCGCCGTAGCGGCACGTTCTGATTTGCTCAAGCTGTTGGCTTTAGAACGAGGCAAACAACGGTCAGGCCGTTTTTTGTTTTTAGACGTTCCGCACTCTCCAACAATGTTTCCACTGCTGTCAATGCGAACCCAATCTTGATCTAACCAATCTTTAAGCTCACCCATTAGCGGCCTTTCCTTTTGCCGCCTTTTGATTTTTTAGCATAATTAGGGTCTTTGCAGTATTTACTAGCGGCCAAATTAGCGTAAGCAGAGGGATATGTGTCAAAAGTACGCTTTGCCCACGCTTTGCCCTCGGGACAAATCTTACTGCCCTTACTTTTACTAGAGGCACCACCGCCCTTACGCATGTACGTAACTTGAACTTTTGCTTTTTTTGGCCCTGTTCTTACCCTTGAGCCAGAAACTCCCATACCCATAACATCATCCTATCATCTTACTAAAAATAGGGGCGCTTATAATTAAAACAGCTAAACCCCAAATTTTTATATCTAATCGACGTAAAGAGTGTTTTTGATCATCTAGCCTTTCTTCAATACGGGCATAACGAAGCGCACACTCTGCTTCATGCTGGTTTAGCTTGGCTAAAACATCTTCTAACTTCATAGCAATTACCAAGCTTTACAGGACCAATACCTAGCGGAAAATTTATCCTTTGCCGTATCACAGTTGTGACGCGCTCTAAAATTACTTCTACGACCCGGCTGTGACTTTTTGATCGACATGTTTGGATCGCCAAAACGAACGAGCTTTATCTCGTTGCCTTTTTTAGCCAAAACCGCGCTTTTTTTGGACTTTCCGGGGGTTTTCTTGGGCTTGTTGTAGCCCGAAAAAGTTTCCCCTCGGTAGCTTAAACGACCAGAGGGGAGTCTTTTCACGTCTTTGGTGGTTGCCATCAGCTAAAAAACACCGTGATTGCCGTGATGTTAGTTAAGACACTGATAAAAATGTCAGACACTTTTATACCCTCGTCAGGGATGTTGACCGAATGCGTTTCGCTCGCAGAAAAATCCAAATCTAAAACTGTGCTACCACCGCTACCATCGGTCACAGTAAGTCGCGGCGTTCCAGATGTTGAAAAAACTTGAATCTGACGAATACGAGCAGGCCCTACGCCAGCAGAGCCTGTTCCGGTCAGACGTTTTGCTTTTACGTCTGAGTTAGCCATGGCTTTCTCCCGTTAGGATGCGTCAGAAGTGCTGGAAATTCCAAAAAACTTCAAGACAATAACTGTGTCGCCGCCGGGATCGCCCGAAAGAACAAGCTCAACCTCATCTGCTGTGCCTGTAGCCGCAGTAGTTGTTCCACCGGACATGCCAAGGACACCGTTACAGGGGAAAAACCCTTTGAAACCGGTTGAATTTACGGCGGCAGAAATACCATCGACAAAACCGTCAGTATCAGCATCTGTGCCAATGTCGTTAAGCGTGACAGAGTTTGAAGAAGCCGTAGTAACAGCAACCGTGACACCCATAGGAATGAAATTATCCGGAATGCCAATTGCAGATTCTTTACCTGTAGTGTCACCATCCGCCACCGTAATGGTCGCTTCATAAGTAGAAAGCGTCATGGTGCTAGTTACAGCGCCGGTAGTAGAGTTTTTGGTGATGTCTGAGAAACCGTTTTCAGAACGGACGGGACCGTTAAACGTAGTATTAGCCATGAGGTTCTCCTGTCGTGGCCAGTGTCAGCCTCAGTGTGAGACTGTCAGGAAAAATTTATACTAACATAAATGTTCCACGTGGAACAAAAAAGCCGCCCGAAGGCGGCTTTGTTTTTATGCACCCGGTGTGCCAAAGACACAACGCCAATCGGAAACACCGAAACTGTAACGCTCACGCGCCTTAAAGCGCATGTTGCCAGTATCGAAGTCGCCTTCCATTGCAGTCTTGATGGGGCTTCGGTTAAACATCTTGAAGCCGTTAGGTGCGTCAGTCTTAATGAAGAACGCATCTGTGTCGGTCAAGAAATGGTTAACTACCGCGCCATCTGGGAGCATACCCATAGACTTGGTTGCGTTGAGGTCATTGTCCGCAGTCCCCGGACGCAGGTTGGAGTTGATTACCCGCTCTGCAATAAATTGCAGTTCTTTCGGAATAACCATCTTCATACCACGTACCGCGATCTTCAGACCACGCTCATCGGTCAAACCAGCAATGTCAATCAGCATCTGCTCAAGAGAAGTCTCGTTGAGGTCAG